ATAATATTCGATTGCAACATTGAACCCGTTTCATTTAAATCATATAAATAATTAACTTGAGTTGGCGTTAACGATTTATTATAAATTCTAACTTCATCTAATTTTCCATCATAATTATACGACGTCGATGATAAACTACGACCCCCAATATAAGTATCTGCTGTTGAATCGATACGAGCAGATGCTGTCGAATTAGATAATGGTTTTTTTAATAATGGCATATTTACATTTGTTTGTAATGAGCCATTAACATAGATTTGCATATAACTACCAGATTTTTGGCATACTACATGATTCCAACTAGATGATACTGCAGTACTACTAGTAACATACATAGATTTAAATGTATCATAATTTAAATTAACATTATTTTTATCAACTTGTTCATGTATGTAAAATGCAATACGTTTATTAGCTAATAAAATAATATCATATGGACTACGAGTATCTCGTTTAGTAATTACAGTTTGTTTATTTGAATTTGATGTTGATGCTGATATAAAAAACGAAATTGCATAATTACTATCTCGATCATATACTCCATCAATTTTTGAATTAGGAATAATAAAATATCCGGTTTGATTAAATACCGCAGAATGACCTATATGTTTTAATTGGCCCGATGTAGATTTTATTCCATCGGTAAATAAAACAGATCCTGTAATATATCGATCATTTAATTTAAACGTATCATTTAAATTTGATGAATTAGATAATATCGTAGTATCAAAATATTGATTAAATCCATCATAAAATTTACAATTGGATATTATACTAGAAGAATTCAATTGAGTATCATAAACATTACCATATTCATCAGACTGAAAATTAAATGAATAACTACCAGTTATAGTTTGGAATTGAAATGATTTTGATTTAATACCTTCGCCTACTTTTAAATATGGAAATGATAATATAGATGCTGATGTGTATAAATATTTATGAAAATATGGATTATTAGGTCCTAACGTAACATATAAGTTTTGTTTATTTTTATAAAATAATTTATTTATTGAATAATATATGACAGTTTGCAAACTACCATCTATATTACTAGCATCATTATATACCGAAGTAGATCCTAACGCAGGTAACACATTTGTATCAAAATAAATAGCATTTAATGGTAAACAACTAGAAGTAGAACTGCCTGATGTAACAGTCCACGATTTGTGTATAGTAAACGGAGTAAGTGATGTATCAGAAGAATCTATGTTTTTAAAAACATATGGTGTACTGGTATCACGATTTAAATCAACGTCAGATAATTTTATTTCACCCATAAAAGTAAAAACCTTGCTATATTTTATAATAAATATAACAAGGCTTAAATCATGAAATTTTTAAACAATTAAAAATCTAATTTAACTCGAATTAATGCTTCTCGTGTTTTAGATTTTAATAATGGTTTACTTAATTTAGCAACTGCTAATAACTCTTGTTGATCGTTATATAATCCAATAGTTGTTATATATGTTTTTGGATCTTTACGGAAACTAGGTTGGGAAATTAAACCTTCAGACCCGGTTACATATGTTGGATTATTTGAATAATTAAATTGTCCATTTGTAACACGAACAAAATAATGCATACTTTTAACAGTTTCTGAATTTCTAGCTAAAAAGCCATATGGGTCAGACGTCGATGGATTAGTTACAGCTCCAGATCCAGATATAGATTTATATAATGCAAAATGATTATTTGCTTCTGAACTCGAACTAACATTTGTTTTAAATGCTAATGATTGATCTAATTTATTAGCATCTAATATTAAAACACCGTGATCTGGATATGCTAATCCATAATATACTGGAGATGTTGAATTATATACACCGTTATTAATAGAACCAGATACTATATAATAAACTTTACCAGCTTCTCCAACCGTCGCAGATGTTAATGATGAATTATCAATTAATGTAATTATATTACTAGAATCGGTAGTAACAGATCCAGTTGCATTTGTAGATCTAGCAGAAATAGCAGATAACGGTATTTCAAAATTTCCCGGATCTAAACGTTCTTTTAGTCGGTTACGTTTAAAGTTTATAATATAAATCGAATTTGTACTACCAGATGGGGTTGTAAATCTACTATCCCCTCGATTCAATAATAGTGATCTATATTGTGCATATATTGCTCGAGATGGCGAATCATTTAATTGGCCGGTTGAATTAGATCCACTACCAAATGCATGACCATATGCTAAACTATATTGAACCGCTGAGCCTTCGTTTGCCGGGTCGTCTTGATATACATCAATATAATATTGTCGTTGTGCATTAGTTGCAACCGATGACGTAAAATGCGTATCTAAACTAGAAATATTTTCACTCCAAACACCAGCTGTCACAGTTTCTTCGTTAGTTGCTACAACATCAGTACCTAGATTAAATCTAACAAATGTACTAATTGTTTGTCCTAATCTTTCCTGTTTTCTTAATTTATTTATAAAATGTTTCATATTATTTAACATTACCTTTTTATTATTATACTACGCCTAGATTTTTATTTACCGTAATTGGTACTGTAACACTACCTCCTGTTTCATTTGCAAATATAGTTACCGTTGCTACTTTAGTTTCAGATAATCCAACTTTAGGAGTAATTTTAAATTCTAATCCAATTGCTGATATTGAAGATATAGATGTACTATCACCAGCAAACGAAGGAGCAGTTGGTGCATCTTCTGCACTAATTGCTTTAGTAACGGTAATATTTGCGATAGATGAGTCTGATAATATTACTGTATATCCATATGTTTTATTAGCCCCACTTAACGCGGTAGTTGAACCTTTTGTAGATGTAGTCGGTACAATCGATAAAACTTTTGCTGGTGAATCGAAAGTAAAACTAGATACTCCTACATTAATAACTGGTATATATTGTGTTGTTGGTGGTAATGTAATTAATTTCGATCTCAGTGCTTGTGTTTCATCCGGAGAAGCTTCTACAATTGGCATATTCTCTATGATAATACCATAATAATCTGTTCCTAATGGATGATCGGTATTCCATAATGAGTAATCAATTTCATCATCGCCTAATGCAAATTGCGTAATTTTAAACGCATCACTACCTTGTGCTAGTAACTGTCTCCCTTTCAATGTTAAAATTGCATCGACTGTAACTGTACTATTATCTAAGTATCCCATTTTATTCCTATTTTTATTAATAAATATTACTATAATTAATTATTGATGTAATTATAATTATATAGTTGGTTGGTTTCCATTTGCCGGTGCATCATTTGGAGTTACGGACTGGTTTCCTGATAATTTAAATGCACCATCTTGATTAACTGATTGATATATCAATTGATTTCCGTTTGCTAACCTCCATTCAACAACAGGACCGCCATCAACAGTATCAGTTGAACCAATATTAAAATCTCGAGAAACTAATTTACATCCAGCAAACCATAAATTATTTAATCCATATGGTAAATAATCTTGAGTATCTGAAATAGATCCTGTTTGTATACTTCCTACTGAAATAGCATATACACTAGTTCCGTATATAGCAGAACCATATGTAGACCCAAAATATGAATATGTTGAATTCTTTTTAAATCGTTTATACTCAGATTTCGAAGATCCTGTTATAACCGGTAAAACTCCTTCACTTTGCCAATATGGAGTTGATCCTGTCATATACGTAGACCCGGTTCTGTATAAATAAGTTCGTTTATATTTAGTTCCGCTATATTTTGAATCATTTGACGCAGTTAAATATGCAGTTAATTGGTCATCATCGGTAGCTGTAATAATACCTAATTTTGAATCATTAATTGTGCCGGTATATACTGGATATAATGCATTTGCATCAGGCTGAGTATCATATATTATTCCTTCATATGTTAAATCTAGTTTTTGTAAATCAGGTAATGCAGAATCTTTACTTCGTTCTAATATATTCGGCTGTATCAATAGTCCAGTAACTGCATGTGCACGCGCCGGCAATAGTTGTTCTAATTGTCTAAAAAATGATAAATCAAATAATGTAAACATTTTTATATAGGAATTAATATCATTTTTAGATGAATATTTTTTCCAATAATCATGTGCTTTGTCAATTAATTTAGGGTATGATTTTTTGTCAGTTTCTCCAGGATCTCCGATATAATCATCTAATGATATAAAACCTAACTGAGAAATTATATCTTCATTGATCATTGTTTGCGGCGAAAAATAAATTCCTAATTTATTACTGTCTAATGGTGCTTTATCATATTGACTACGTTCTGCACGCTGTTTGACATCTAAATTTTGAATTAATTCATTTTCTTCAATTCGCACTTTATTATCATCAAATGATCCTGCACCTAAAGAAATTGCATCATAATAATATGTTTCTTCAATTGAATCATATGGCTCTGCATTTGACCATCCACTAAACGAAGCCGATGTTAACATTGTCATAGGCTGAGCGCCAGTTAACGATGAAGTAGATGCATGATTAATTTTTTGTGTTAATGGTAACCTAAATAATAATTCATCATATGCATCTGTATTTCCATTATATGCTCCGGGAGCTTTAACATGATTATTAAACGCAGAATCATTCAATGATGATGACCATAAACGAAATTCTTGCAATTGACCTTGTAATCGTACCGATCCGGCACTTGTTCCACCTAGAATAACAGAACCAGATGCAATAAACGAAGCTGTTGCTGAAGCCGAAACTGCAGATACAATTTTTCCGTATTTTGCACGTTTAGCAACTATTTCTAATTTATTACCTGAAGTACGTAATACTGTATTTAACCAACCTCCATCAAACATTTCAATATCTGCAGATGCAGTTCCATTAATTCGTATCGTACCTAACGTACCGCTCGTATAATCAATTGTTACTGCGTTTGAGCCAACCGTATATAATGTCATTGTGCTTGGCACCAATGGATTAGTAACTACATTATCCGTGCGGAAACGTAGCTCTACAGCATTCAATGAATGCGAATAATTTATATTAACTGATCCAGCTGTATTATTAATTAAATCTAATGCATAATCAAAATTAACTTTTTCATAAACCGGAGCACGGTCAATTCTAGGACCACCATATTCATTAATTGTTATGATAGAATTTGGAATACCATAACAAGAAAGTAATGCATTAATACTTCGTTTAGTTCCTTTTGATTTTAATAATAATGGTAAATTATTAACAATTCTACGCCAAACGGTGTGTGTCATTGTTTGTCCAGATAACGATGTACCATTTACAGACAAAGACCCGGTTAATGGAATTCCATATTCATCAGAACCAAATAAATATGACCATAATTCTTGATATTGATTACCATTAGTCAAATTCCAACCAAACTGTTTAGCAACCGAATATAATAATTCATTTGGCATTCCTAGTTTAGGATTTTCTTCTCGCTTATGTATTTTAGTCATATGATTAATATACGTATATAGTATATCATAATGATGACCTAACATGTTAATGAAAAGATCTAGACCCGAATCTTGTTTATTAATACGAACGAATTCTGGAATTGCATATCGTAGTGCATTAAAATTCATAGAATCATATAATGATGCCGAGTCTAATAGCCCAGTATACCATGATGTAAACTGTGAACTTGTAACACTATAATTTATATACGGTATTATACTGTTTTGTTTAGGCAACGGAGTTATATAACTTCCCGTTAAATTTGCAACCGTAGGATTTTCTAATGGTATATCATGAGTTGTTAATTTAGATGACGATTCATAATATAAATGTTTTTCAAAACCGTCAAATCCGCCTATTAAATTATTTTTTAAAGTAGTATATTCAATTACATTTGTCGATGCAATATTACCAGGTACAACTGAAATATTAGATATTTGATTATCGTAATAATTTAATAATTCTAATTTATATTTAAAATTTTTAACTCGTTCTTCAGCCGAACTATAAAAAATAAAATTATTAAAATCAGAAAAATCTATATTTAAATTTGTACCTAAACTACCAGAAAAATACGCATTAATTATTTGTTCGGATGTTTGAATACCCGGACCTAATAAATCTGTCCACGTTTTAAAATCAGTTTCAACCGAAGTATTTAAATTTGAATTAGCATACCAGTTAGGAGATGATAAATCTCTGTATGTTGATTTTGTTTTAATATAAGGGAGTACCGATACTCGATCTATAAATGTTGGTTTTTGTTCTTCAACAACCCAACATTTAAAAAGTGTATCAAACTCTTCTGGAAGTGGTTTTAATAATTTTACATACAAATGATTATTATATACAACACTATTAACAAATACTACTGTTTGATTCCTACTAAAATTTAATAAGTATGATTTATATTTATTAGGAGTATTTCCAGTTTTAAGTGCAGTTTGATATCCGTTTGCAACTGTTTGAATAAATACTTGCAATTCATGTTTAAATGTTGCTGCACTCGGATCTGTAAATAATAATCGTAATTCTGTACGATCTTCTGATATTTGATCAATTGCCAAATATTGTTTTTCATAACTACCTATTAAATTTTTATGAAAATTAATTGCAAAGTTAAATTTACCTGCATTAATTTTTAATTTAGATAATGCATTATATAAATCTAATTTTACCGGGCTATAATCAAATTTAATAGGTTGGTTATTAATTGGGTCTTTTAATGCATTAATATCAATATTTTTATTAAGCATTCGATGATTACCAGTTATCCAAGTATCATTTGCATAAACATGCAACTCAATTACATTATTTCCAGTACTACCAATCTCACTATCCCACGATACTTGTGGTACTGCGTATTGTAAATTCTGAATTACACGTGATGCTATACGCTGCCCGGTCATAGATCCGGTAGCATTTAATATATCATCGATATTTTCATATTGAGTTAACATATATTATTACTTTTTTATTTGTATTTACTTTTTAACTCTAACAAAGCTTTTTTAGTTGCATCATATTGTTGTTGCAATTTTAATCGATCTTCTTGAGTAAGGTTTGTTACGAATTTATCTTCAAGTTTTTGTAATTGAGTTTCTAAAATAGTTATTTGTGCCAGAGCTGATTTTAAACCACTATCACTATTCATAATAGTATCTATTTCTGTTTGTAAAGTCTTAATTTTAGTTCGATGTTCATCAATACTTTTCTGTATAGCTACTGCTATAGGATTATTAACTGATACTGTTTTTAATGCTGTTTTTAATTTAGTTTTTGCAAATTCTAATTTAACATTTAATATAGAAACTTGTGCGCGCAATCCAGCTGTTTTTGTTGTATTTATAACTGTAGCTTGAAGAATTTTTGATTGTAAATACGCCTGGAATTGATCGATGCTACTTTGAACTGAATTAACATCATCAGCTAATTGACCCAACATTACAAATCCAGAATTATTATCGTTTCTACGACCTATTGTTTTACCATTTCCATTTCGTAATTCAGTTTTACTACCAATATCATATACCCCATAATTTTTAGTAGGAGATATATTAGTAGGTCCATCAGAATTACCCCACAACGGACGATCAGACGGATCTAGAGTCGGAATATCAACCATATCAACTTCCCACAAACAATTGTCAGTTAACACCCATGATGGATTACCTGTTACTACTTCTATTTCGTATCTATAATCTTCCCATGTATCGTTTGGGTGAAGAACATATTCCATGTATAAACAAGGATATTCATTTGTTCCAAAAATACCGTTATCTTCTGTATATAATACCGGCTGACGTCTTCCATTATAAAATCCACCAGTCCATCCTATATTACCTTCGCGCCTGTTAAGTTTAGCTACAAATCCTGTATTTGTTTTTCCATCAAATCTACTAGATCTAAACTGTATAAATATTCTAAAACGAATAGTTTTATTTTTAGATTTTAAATAATCAATTCGGTCTTTAGTAATTAAATATGTACCCGGGTACCCGGCTTCTGCAAATTCATTTGTAGTAAATTGTAATCGTTTAAATCCTGAATCTTGACCGGCTCCATTTTTAAACCAATCAGATGCATATGATGTATTAACTCGATGATATGTGACTGACTGTCCATATGCATCTACATTTGGAACTACCCTAAATCTACCGCTTATAATATCATTATCAAAGGCAAATGGATCATTAACAGCTCCGTCTACATCATCAAAATTTAATTCTGGTACTGCAGTAGATGTATTTACAATAACCGGAAATTGAAAATATTGAAATCTAGTTTCTATAAGTCGATTAACAGATTCGACTGTATAATTAAATTTATTTTTTTCTATAAGCAATGTAGGATTATCGATATAAGTCGATACATCATTTTTATCATAATCTTTTAAAATTATGTTACCGGCAGCATCGCGAGGATGTACGCCTGATTTATCGGACATGAATGTTAATCCATTTGCTAAATAATCTTTAATATTTGGCATTATCTAACTACTTTAAAATATATTTGGTCTGTTATATATTGTTCTGTGATTCCATCTTTTACTTTTAATTCTAAACGATAATATCTTTCAGGCATAAATCCATTAAGATCTAAATATATAAAATTACTAGTAGAATCGCAACTTAATTTAGTATAAATATCATCGTATGGAATTATAGTCTCGTCTGTACTAGCGTCTAATACTGTATAATATGATGAGCTAGGAAGGTATTTTATTGTTTGTATAGGAAATAAATTCGTAGCTGATTTTTGTGGATATTTATCTCTACCATATATTCGTATTTTAGCAATTTCAGTATCTTTATACGTTGGTTTAACATTCGTATATGTAATAAATGATTCTGTATTTGCCGGGGTTAACGATCCTGTTGTAAAAGTGCTATTATCCCAATACATTATTAGTTTAGGCACATAAATTGTATGTGTATCTCTACTAAAAAATCTAATAAATCCAGACATTGCATCGTTTAATTCATTAACATCTGAAAATTGTAATAAAAATCCGTGATTCGGAATAACAGCTCCGCCACTACCACTTAACCAAATTTTTAGTGAGTTAGTAACATCGATATTAAGATCGGTAGTTCTATATGAAAATGATTGTGATGTAAATAATCCAACAGATGAACCAGATGGATTAGTTTGATACATCCACGAGCCACCAGCACCAGATCCTGAAACATATAATGTACTAGAACCAATTTGTACATTTTGGCTACCTGATGTCCACAAACTTCCAGAAGTAGAGTATTTCCAAGATACCCCATCGGTAGTTGGATCTGAGTCATACCCAGTACCATTCTCCCAATTTTGTGCAACTAATTTTGCAACTATATCATATTCAGCTGGTAAATTTTTTGCATGAGATGTGTATAATTGTAATATAAATTTACAATCATTTACGGTTTTACTATGCTTTGCTAATGATGCAGAAATTTCGGTTGTATCAAATTTAACTAACGCTCTTGATTTTTGCAAAGTACCGGTAGTAGATCCGATACGTTTTCCAATTTCTAATAATTCATCTAAACCGGTATTATATGATTCGGCTGCTTCATAAATTGTCGAATCTTTTTCGGCATAAAATATCTTAAACATTCACACTCCTTAATAATTAACTACCCTACCGCGGATATCTTGGTTTGGATATTTTACTTCGAATATACTAGGATCTAATGATGGATATATTACACCATTTCGTGTTGCAGGTTGTATACCATATCTATTACCAGAATACCCAGTTTCGGTATCATATAAATTTATAATGTTAACTCCAATAACTGATTGAACTCCCTTTACATTAGCTATCGTAGTCATAATATCAGATTTTACAATTGGTTGATTAATTTGCCAACGATCAATATTAAAAAAATCTTTAACAACTTGTATAGTTTTTAATAAAACTTCATTACTATTATAATTAGGTAATACTGAAATTTCAAAATCTATACCGATATTAATGATAAATGCATCTTTTATATTAATCGCATCCGTTAATATTCTATAGTAATTTAAATATGTTTTTAAATTCTCTTTTACAGCTAAATTTAATTCGGTTAATTGTTTATTTGAATTATACCCCATTACATACATATTTAACGCCAATGGATTCGCAATTCTCGATGCTATATCAAATTCTTTTTGTGATATTTGGTCGTCAGGTACAATATATGCTTTAGATACACTACCATATTTAGATGGCATTGAATACGTTCGTATAATATAATCATCTTTAGTTACTAAACGATTTTGTGTAGCAAACGATGCAGCTGCATTATTTTTTATATCCTGAATCGAATCAGAAGTTTTAGCTCCAGTTGCCGGATCTGTATTTTTAACTGCAATCGTACTTTTTACAAAATTAATTAAAGATGTATTTGCCGTAGAATTAATATTTTCACTAAATTCTACATTTTTAACAACTGTTAATGTTTCAGCAGGGACATTATCTGATAATCCATTCCCAACTGTATATTTAATCGTTAATGTAGTATTTGATGGAGCTTGTCCGTATGTTCTTGTATATAAAAAATTAGATGGATCGATATCAATATCTACAGAACGACGAAATGCTGATAATCCATTTCCTACATTGCTCGGATTTGGTATAATTTCCTCATCATTATTGCTAGATATTCCTGCTCCAAATTGTATCTCCATTCTATTATCACTACGCATTCTAGTAATAAAACGTTTAGATGCTTTTTTTAGTTTCAATAAACTAGGTGTTTCACCTCGATATTGATATAAGTCTGGATCATTTTCAATTAAATTTGGTACGTCTTCAAATATTGTGTCTTGAGCTAAATATGGAACTTGATACCAAGAATCGCCGTCTGACTCAGTAACCGAAATAATTTCTATAATATTAGTATCTGGCAATACAATTTTATCATATGGTACTGGACTATTAAAAGTAAATGTTGCTGTTTTTGTATCGCCACTAACTGCTTTTACTGATTTTTTCAATAAAAAATATACAGGGTCACCGGTTATAGTATCAGTTTCATATACTGTTTTTTCTGTAGTATCATATGATGATGAAAACTGAAAATCTACAGAATCTAAAGTACGAAAAATAGCCGGGCCTCCATTCTGCGATACTTCCATCCCTGGTTTAATTTTTAATGCATATCTATAATCTGGTTCATGTGCTGATCCAGATGCCGGAATTATTTGCCATACATTTAACATTACGTGAGCAGGAACAACATTATTAGGAACATATCCCAATGCTCGTGCCAAATCATAAATATTACCTCGCTCTTGTGCTTGTTCTATTATAGATTCTTTTAAATTAGTATCAGCATAAAATGATAATACATCTCCTACATATGCAGCTAATTCTATAAAAATAGAACCTGGGTCAGATTCATTAAAATCGGTATATGTTGTTGGAAAATATTGTTTAGTAAAATCTACTAGATTTTTTTTGAACTGACCAAAATCTTTCCCTATATATGATATATCTTTTTTTGTCTCCATTATTTCCTATTGTTTATTGTACAGTAATTTCGCCAGTTTCGCTAGCATATATTTTTATAGTTTCCGTACTAAAATTACGTACTGAGTATGTAATTGTAATTTCAACCATATGTTGCAACGTCGGATCATCTAATGCAGTTACTATTTCTAATTCATTAATATTAATGTATGGTAACCATTTACGTATAGCAGATTGAATCGATCGACGAACATTATCATTAAACTCATATGTAATTGGTTCAAATAATGAATTTAATAAAGTAGTACCAAATTCAGGTAACATATAACGTTCGCCAACTCTAGTTAATAATAATGATTTTAAATTTTCTCGAGATTGGTCTGTAATATTGTATAACGATTTAAAAATAGAAGAAGCATTGGTTATTTTTACACCTAAGCCAACATCTATTTTATCGTCTTCTTTAGTAACGGTTTCGAAAATGAAGCCCATTAATTACCTTTCTTTTTATTCATAGCAGCCATTAGCGCAGAATAATCGCGTGTCAATGCTTGTTGTACTTCAGGTGCAACATCATATACTTTTCCAGTTTCCGGATCTTCCATTTTAGATGGTATATTAGATGGGTTCGATATATTTTTTCGATTCATACCAAACCCTTGTGCATCTTGCGATGTAAATGATAATGTATCATATGATTCATTCATTATTTCTGCAAAACTGTTTACCCCAATTGGTTCGGTTTCAATAATAGGATCTGTTTGATTAAGAATCGATGCCCATTTATTTTCTTGGAATTGTACAGATGTTTTACGTTTAGGTGCCGGCGGGGGTGTTCTGTGACCTGGCATATTTGTTGTACGTTTAGGTTGTTTCATTTCATTAATCGTCGACTGTAACCCTTCTTTAAGAATTTCAGTCAATTCCTCTTTTATAACTTCACGTACAGCTACTTTAAGTGCTTTTACTAATGTTTTTGTGTCCATAATATTCATTTTTATATAAATATTACAGACACAGAATATTTACTCAGATCTAGCGTCGCTATTATTTGGCGATTGTGCTGCACCTGCTTGATCAGCCATGCCAGTTGTTTGACTATTTGTCACTCCAGCATTTGTAACCGGAGCTCCTGCACTTGTAAAATTATTAGTACCCCATAATTCTACAGACGATTTAGGACCATATACATTATTAGTAACTAAATCTACGTAATAA